CCGGTGCTTGCCGTTCTTCTTCCAGCCGAACAGGCACGGCTCATGCTGCCATTGATACGGCGAGCGCCCGAGAACAAGCGACTGCTTCTTCCAAATACACGTTCCGGAAAGGTAAAATCCCGCGTCAGCAAAAGCCTTGCGGAAGTTCAGACCCTCTGTATCTGCGTGGAAAACATAGATGCTTGCATCGTTCGCCATAGCTTTCTCCATGCAGGTGAAAGCGTCAAGCAGAAACTGATAGAATTTCTCATTTTCAAGATTGTCGTTCTTGATTTTACCCGCCGAACCCTCATAGTTGACATTGTACGGCGGGTCGGTAACCACAAGATTAGCCTGTTTGCCGTCCATAAGGAACTCGTAAGTTTCTGGTTTTGTGCTGTCACCGCAGACAAGTCTGTGATTTCCGAGCAACCAGAGGTCGCCCGCTTTTGTTGTGCAAGGTTTTTCCATCTCTGCGTCAACATCGAAATCATCATCTTTTGTGTCGGAATCATTATCAAAGAACGCAGCAAGTTCCTTTTCATCAAAGCCCGTCAGACCGAGGTCGAAATCGTCAGCCTGCAATGCTTCGATTTCAACTTTCAGCATTTCCTCGTCCCAGCCCGCGTCAAGAGCCATTCGGTTATCCGCAATTATGTACGCTTTCTTCTGAGCGGATGTGAGATAATCCACGAACACGCAAGGCACTTCGGAGATGTTCTCGGCTTTCGCAGCAAGAATTCTTCCGTGACCTGCGATAACATTGAAATTCCTGTCTATAATAACGGGATTGATAAAGCCGAACTCACGCAATGAGGAACGCAGTTTGTTCAGCTGTTCCGGCGAGTGGGTTCGGGCATTGTTGACGTATGGTATCAGCTTATCTATCGGAACAAGCTGCATTTCACTGGTCGTGTTCATCTGACGTTCCTCCTTTTTAGGACCTTGTGCAGACCCTTTCGGGCGTCCATGACATTGCCCTTAATTGCCTGACCTTTAATCGTTCGGTATTGCTGTACCGTGAGGTTAGGTCGGTTGCTTTTCAGTTCCTTGAAAAATTCGATGGTGTCCTTTGACATAGCGTTATCCTTTCCTTGAACGAAGCAGACGTTCCATAGCATCGTTCAGATCATCACCTACTGGCTCGGTGCAGTTCTCCTTGACTATTCCGTAAATTTCATACCAGATGAGATTTGCGTTCTTCTGAAACTGCTGCGACATCTGCACGAACGGCGAAGCAATAACGCCGCCCGTGGTCGGGTGCTTGCCGAGCAAGCCGTAAGTACTGATTGCTTCCTCGCATTGAATGTATCTTGCGTATGCCTGGGAGTAGGCTTCGATGAGCCGCTTGTTTACGAGGTTCTCGCAGTTCCTTTGTTTAAGCCACAGCCATGTTTCTCGGTATATATCGTCAGCGCCGAGCGGGACTCCGTTCTTCTGCCGAGCCGACAGATAATCGCTTGGCTTCGGCATATCCGCGCCGTTAAGCACAGCGCCCTCCGGCAGGTTGACGGCTTCAAGTTCCGCTGTGTCGAGCGCAGGTATGTCGTTGCTTATGATTTTCACCGGAAGTCCTTTCTGCTTTTTCTCTGCGGCAGGAGCGGGTTTATCTCCGGCGCGTACCCGTCTGCCGCCTCTGTTTGTGCCGTCCTTAGCCATGTTTTTCACCTCCGCAGGACAAGAAAAAAGGACGGTTCGCGCCGTCCGAAAATGATTTGTGGTTTAATACCCCGTTTGAACCCCGATTTTTGCGCACGAAGCCCCGGGCCGCTGTCCGTGATAAAAGTCACAGAGATTTCTACCGCCCCTATCTGTCCCCGAGATTGTGGTGTAACTTCGTGTGGCAAGACTTGCATAGCGACATCAGATTGCTGAAATCGTTGCTGCCGCCGCGTGATACGGGAACAATGTGGTGTACCTCCTCCACGGGAGTAAGCCGACCATATTTCAGACACAGCTCGCACAACGGGTGCGCTGAAATGTACCGACTGCGTATTTCCCGCCACGCTCTGCCGTATTTCTTGTTGCTGTCAGCGGAGCGGACGAACTTGTTGTAGCGGCAGTTCATTAGCTTTGAATGTTCCTCGCAGTACTGCCCGTCACATCTGTTCGGGCAGCCGGGGTAGGAACACGGGCGCTGTGGTCGTCTGGGCATGGGTGCCATCTCCTTGGGCATAGAAAAAGCCCTGCGAGTTATAAAACCCACAAGGCTCTCTGTATATTTTTCTAAGTATATCATACCACAACAGGTTGACTGAGTCAATGGTGAACAGGGGTGAACTGCTGTGCACTATGGTGTCCAATTTTCAGAAAAATTCTGAATGGCTTTTTCATGCAGTTTAATTACCCACCTTTTTGAATACCCCATTTTTGTACTAATCTCTTTCCACGAAAGGAACATCAGATACTTGTACCGAAGAACAGTGCGCTCATTTGTGTTCTCCAAATCATCAATTGCTTTGCCGATGGAGTATTTAAGTTCAGACAATCTGCATTTGTCGTTCTGGATTTCTTTTTCAAGTTCAAGCGCCTTGTCAGTGTACTTTACGAAAGGCGGATCGGTATTTCTTGTTCCCGAAAGCCGCTCTCCGAAACCGCAGCCGGATATACCGCTTGCCAAATCACGCAGGCTTTTCAGTTCGATTTCCTTGTAGTGTATCTGATGGTTCATTTCACATGCGCTTGTCAAAAATTCCTTTGCCGTCATGCCGAAACCTCCTCTTTTAGCTTTTTCAGAAGAAATTCTCCGTTCAAATCCGAAAGTATCGAAAACCAGTTTGAACGGAAGAATTTCTCTATGCTCCGCTTATCATGCTGCGCCGATTTATCGTCCGGTGTATATCTAAGAAGCTCCACAGCATCTCGGTAATCCTTGACCGCCTGTACGATTATGGCATTTGCCAGTTCCTTGTATGGATTCATTTATGTACCTCTGCTTTCACTGCGGTGATAAGCGCCGCCTGTGTTGTATTCTTTGTTTTCAGAGCTTTCATTATCTGCTCGTCAATAGTGCATTTGGCGATTATGTGTTGAATTACCACCGTGTCTGCGGTCTGTCCCTGCCGCCACAATCGGGCGTTTGTCTGCTGATATAGTTCAAGACTCCATGTAAGCCCGAACCACACCAGGGTCGAACCGCCGCTCTGCAAGTTCAATCCGTGTCCGGCAGAAGCAGGGTGGATAAGAGCCACAGGGATTTTTCCGCTGTTCCAGTCGGAAATGTCCTCGCTTGACTTAATCTCTCGGATTTCAAACCGCTTTCGGATACGCTCCAGATCGTGCTTAAACCAGTAAGCCACAAGCAGCGGTTTTCCGTTCATGCTTTCGATTATATCCTCCAAAGCATCTAGCTTGCGGTCGTGTATGTGAACCGTTTCTCCGTCATCTGAGTAAACCGCTCCGTTTGCCATCTGCGACAGCTTATTTGAGAGCGAAGCGGCGTTTGCCGCAGTCACTTCGTTATCTTCAGTGGAAAAAATGAGGTCTTTCTTCAAACGGTCGTATTTCTCCTTTTCATTTTCGGAAAGCTGAACCATGTATTCCGCGCTTATGAGTTCGGGCATTTTAAGGTGATCGGTGGCTTTCATGGAAATCGTGATGTCGGAGATTTTGTCATAAATTCGCTGTTCCGCATCGGGTAAAGGTTTGTAGCTGTATACAACCATTCCGTTTCGCTTGTCCGGCTGAAAATACGCATTTCTGTACTGCCCGATAAGCCTGCCGAGCCGTTCTCCCATATCCAACAGCTTGAACTCCGCGAACAAGTCCATCAAGCCGTTACTAGCGGGAGTTCCCGTAAGTCCGACTATCCGTTTCAACTTCGGTCTGACTTTCATAAAAGCCTTGAACCGTTTCGACTGGTGATTCTTGAATGAACTCAACTCATCAATGACCGCCATATCGAAATCAAATGTCAGACCGCTCTCCTCGACAAGCCACTGTATATTCTCACGGTTGATGATGTAGATATCTGCGGGAGTGCATAGGGCTTTCAGACGCTCCTGCGCCGGTCCGACAACCACACTGTACTGCAGATTTTTCAAATGCTCCCACTTTTCGATTTCAGCCGACCAGGTATCACGAGCCACACGAAGTGGTGCTACCACCAAGACTTTATGTATTTCAAAGCTGTCAAAAAGCAGGTCGTTTATTGCTGTCAGAGTAATGCTCGTCTTGCCAAGTCCCATATCCAGCAGAAGCGCTGAAATGGGGTGGGTGATTATGAACTCGGCGGCATACCGCTGATAATCATGTGGTATGAACTTCATTCGGCATCACCTCCCATAATTTCATCAAGTATACCGCCTATCCGCTCCTCGGCATCCAGCACATAAACTGGAAAGCCAAGTCTGCGTAATAATCTGTGCCGTGAAAGCTGAAGTGGGCGAGGTTTCTCGCCAGGAGCCTTTACCTCCACAAAGGCAAAATGGCAACCAGGCAGAAGAATGATTCGGTCGGGCATCCCATCATATCCGGGAGACACGAACTTCGGACAGATGCCGCCCCGCTTTTTTACCATCAGCGTTAATTTGCGCTCGATTGTTTTTTCTCTCATAATAGTTTCTCCATACTGTTTTTGGGCTGAGTGCAAGGTGTATCAATGTCTTTTACTAAACTTTTTCTTATGTGATTTTTTCGATTTTTTGCCCTAAGAAAACTTTTATATATGACCTTGATACACCTTGTCATTCCCGTAGTTAGTTCAAAAAATCCTCGTCCTCAGACTTAAGGCAAAGCCCCTTAAAGTAACGCTTTCGGCTCACCACCAAACGCTCAAAGCCTGCATTCTCCAATGCTAAATAGAAGTCAGCGGTGTTACGCACATACTCGTTGCAGTCAAGGCAGTAGCTGCGGTATGCCTGATAAAGTGCCGAGGAACTTTCCTTCAAACCGCCGCTCACATCGCATTTTTCAGCCAGAAAGTTGCCGAACCAGTCATTCTGACTGCGGTAATCATCAATGGCTTTCTGCACGACGACAGGAACAGGAAATTTATACTCCAGGTCAATGACCTTTTTAGCACCCTCGATAATCCAGGCAAGAATGCTCTCGGCTGCGTTCAGATACAGGTAGTCACCGTAATTCTTGATGTCGCTCTTACCTTCAATTATGGCATTGAACGGGATAACGATAAGGCGGCGCCAGGTACCATCATCGGATGCACTGACGCGAGGGAGATGATTGGTGTACAGCACCAGGCTGTGGCTGGGAGAAAAGCTGAATGGGTCTTTATACTTCTTTTCCGCAAAAATGTCATCTGTGGAACAAAGCTGCTTGACGGTGGAATCGTTCAGCCGAGCGCCCTCCTGCATTTCGGCAGCAATGAGCAGACGCTTACCCTTGACCTCTGCCATTTCCGGCTTCACATTGCGGCGGCATCCGAAGGTCAGCGTGTCGGCAGAGATGTTGCCACTGTACAGTCCCAGGACGCGGGACACGGAATTCCAGAAAGTAGACTTGCCGTTACGACCGCAGCCGTATGCGATAATGAGGGCTTCGACTGCTACCTTGCCAACGGCGGCAAGACCGCAAATCATCTGCACATAGTCGATGAGTTCCTGGTCACCGCAGAAAATGGTGTCCAGACAGTCGAGCCAGATCTGTTTGCCTCGGTCGCCGGGAGAAACAGTAGTGGTCTTAGTGATGAAGTCCTCCGGCGAATGCTCCCTTGCACCTGCCATACCAAGGCGGAGGTCATAGGTGGCGTCTGGAGTGCAGAGCAAGTAAGGATTGGCATCCAGATCCTGCGGAGTGATCTCAAGCATAGGACGGGATTCCTTCAGCGTAGCAGTGATATTCTTGGAAGCACGGCGCTGAATGACATAGGACTGATATGCTTTTGCGGCAAGAAGTGCTTTGTAGGCTTCCATCTGCTCCTCGCTCATCATGCCCTCGGCCTTTGCTTTGCTGTTGTTTTCCAGAATATCCTGCGCACCGCAAGCCTTAAGAGCAGCAAGAGCCGCGAGCATATCCGCAGATGCTTCTTTCATCTGACGGCGAGTCAGTTCATGGGCAACAGCCTGCGCGCCGGGTTCGGTTTCCTGCCAGTATCGGCCGTTGTAACGGATGTAATGGGTCGCCGGAGAATAGCGCAACTCCCCGGAGAAGTGCTTTGCCAATATCTCTGCCTGTCCGACATCGGAGAAATCGTCCGGCTTGTAGGAATTTTCATCATTGTACAGTTCGGGAGGGACGTATCCGTCCTGTTGCTGAATCTTGGAATAAAACTTCTGTGCGCTGCGCCAGATGGTCATCAGTTCCTGATGTTCCAGCGGAGGAGTGCATTTATCCGCTTCTTCCATAAAGCAGTTGAATGCTTCTTCGCTGTTGCCGTATTTCTTGATGACACGACCGGCAAAACGGGACATAGTGGCATTACGGCTGCCTTCGGAAATGACCTGCGTGCTCCCGTAGGAACCGCCGGACATATCTGCGTCAAAATCTTCTGCGGACAGATACTCACTGAGGGTCATTTCGCCGGAGTACAGTTCGACCTCAGGGTTCGCCGTTCCAAAGAAGAAACGGGCAGCATCCAATGCCTTGGTGTCGAAATACGGGAAAATGGTGTTGACCAGTTTCTTCATTTCACTGTATGCTGCAGCATCTGTCATGTACTCAATGGGAAACAGCACGTGGAACTTGGGACGAGCGGGTTTGCTGTTTTTCTCACGCATATTAAAGCGGCTGTAGTGAACGGCAAATGTAATGCCCGGAAAAGCCGCCCTGACATCAGCGGGAGTGACCCAATCGTCAGGATTCTCGGAGTGGTCGTTATCGCAGTCCACAGGAAGACAGTCTGAGCCGAGGAAGTTATCGCCATTGCGATAATGGTTCATATACTCTGCGCATACATAGTCGTGTCTGACTGCATCTGCAAAGCTGTCGGTATCGGTTACCTCAAATTTGTGAGGGTAGGAGCAGTTGCTTGGTGCGTTGATATAATCAGCGCTGTAAAGGGTGAACATAATTTATACCTCCTCGCAAGTATCAGTGAAGTAGCGCAAGCGGTAATTCTTCCACTTGGCTCTGCGGATTTCAATTTCCATGCCGGCGGAGATGCGCTCGCCGAACACCCACACCTCGGAGCACTTGCTCATAAGCGCATTTCCGAAAAACAGTCCTAGCTGACGCTCCTTTGGGTTGTCATCGTTGAGAAACTGCGGAAACAGCAAATGCGGTGCGATGGGAATGTAGCCGTTATCCACAGCGAAGCGGCTGTATTTCCGAGCCTTTTCGAGGTTCTCCGATACTGCTCCGGCATAAGGAGAGCAGATGTACACGATGGGACGGAAGGCTCGGAGCGCCTTTTCCTCTTTTTCGACGGCCGTCATAGCCGCATAAGCAGTGGGGTCATAATAACCCTCGCTGTTGAATTTGTTTATACTCATGAATTTTACCTCGTCAGTCTTTCTTATAAAATTCCGTTTCGTACCCATCGGCACGGAGCGGAAGCCCCTTTGCCCATGGCGGAGTTCTTCCCATCATATCGCAGATCTCAGATACCTTCGTATCTATCGGGCACTCGATAATAAGTTCATCGTGGACGTGACCACAGATTCGATAATTCCGCAGCGTTCGCATAGTGTAGCAGAGAATATCCCGGCTGACCGCCTGAACGATGTTTTCTACGAATTTCGGACCGTAGCTTTCAATGCTCTCCCACTTCTTCGTTGCGCCAACTCCCTCGTAAGTGACGGACTCACCGCCGAACTTATTCTCGCCGATACAGGGCTTGACGTAGGAAAGCCGCCTGCCGCTCGGTAGCGTGATGAACAGCATTCCGCTCTGATATTCAAACTGAATGCCATGTGTGTCTGTGCGAAGCCTTTGTCGTATTGTATCCTTCACGCAACGGTCGACTTCCCACCAGAAACGGACGATATTCGGGTTGGAACTGCGCCACATATCCACAAGCGGCTGAAGTTCGTCCTCCGATAACCCCATCTCCAATGCGCCCATAGCTTTCAGCGCGCCGACTGAGCCGCCATAGCCGAGCGCCAGTTCTGCAATTTTACCTTTCTGCCGCAGATGACCGTTCACACCGTGTTTCTCAACAGGAACACGGAACATCTGACTTGCGGATGCACAATAGATATCTCCGCCGGACTTGAACGCGTCAAGTCTCCATTTCTCATCGGCAAGCCAGGACAGCACCCTTGCTTCAATAGCCGAAAAATCAGATACCACAAATTTCATTCCCGATTTCGGAATAAACGCCGTGCGGATAAGCTGCGAAAGTGTGTCCGGAATATCATCGTAGAGCAGTTCCATAGCCTCGTAATTGCCGCTTTTCACAAGCTCACGAGCCTGTTTAAGGTCGGGGATATGGTTCTGCGGGAGGTTCTGTAACTGTATCAGCCGACCCGCCCATCTGCCGGAACGGTTTGCGCCGTAAAACTGAAACATTCCGTGCGCGCGTCCATCGGAGCAAACAGCGTTCCTCATAGCCTGGTACTTCTTCACCGAGGATTTTGCAAGCTGCTGGCGGAGTTCCAGAACCTCTGCAAGCTGCGGCGGTGCGGTTTTCAGCAATTCGGAAACAGCTTTCTTACCGAGAGTGTCTGTTTCAAGTCCGTTCTCCGAAAGCCACTGCTTCATCTGCTGAATCGAGTTCGGATTTTCGAGCGAAGTAAGTTCCTGCATTTTTGACGAGAGCAGCGCTTTTGACCGTTCATCAAATCGTATTGCATTCTCAACGACAGCCATATCCAGAGCAATTCCACGGTCGTTTATCTGCTGGTCAAGGCAGTATTCCTCCCACACAAAATCCGGCGCGGGAAACTTACGCAGCTTGTCCTGTATAGCCATTTCGACCTCGACATCACGCTTGTTGTAAGCCTTGAACTGCGCCCATTTTTCGGGAGCGTGTCGGGGAAGATTTCGCATTCTTCCACCGTTTGCCTTGGTAGGGGCGCACGGAACGCAGAAATACTTGATGAGTTCCTTGCCCTCTTTCAGCTTCTGTTCCGGCAGTCCGAGAACTGATCCCGTGCCGGCAAGCGACAGCGGTAAACCCATATAGGCTGACCATATCATCGAACATCTCCACGAAGTCGGGTCGAGATACTCTCCGGATGGCAAACCGAGATATTTTGACAGGCACACACGTTCAAAAGCAGCATTAAAAGCCCATTTGGTAACGCTGCTGTCGGTCAGCGCAGCGAGGATTTCATTAGAAATCTTCTCGCTCTGTGCAAGGTCGTACACCATAACATCGCCGCCGTTCACGGACCCCCCGAAAAGGAGTATCTCAAATGCGGGTGACTCAACATATCTGTACACACCGCATTTGGCAAGGTCAATATCACTGAATGTTTCCAAATCGATACTTAAGGTCTTTATCTTTTCCATAGTTCACCTCAAAAAGGGCGGTAAAGCTAGTCTACCGCCCGATTGATTATCAGATGCACAGCAGTCTGAATGTTTCCTTGCCTTTAGGAGTTATCATCGTCTGAGTATCGGTGTATCCGGTCTTGTCGTTGACGAACTCCTTCATTTCAAACAAACCGCTGTCAACGTATGTAGCATACGGCCTTAGCTTGCCTTTCTTAGTGCGGAAAAGATAACTCTTGTCCAGCAAGAAACGCACAAAATCGTTCTGCCTTATGCCGAGTTCCTTTGCTGTGTCACGAATGCCTGTGAGCAAGTTCCTGTCAACGAGCATATCGAAGTAATCGGCTTTCGGCTGCATAATCTGATTGGAAACGGTAAGCTGTGCGTTTTTCACCTTTTCAGATTTCAGTTGGGTAGCAAGTTCGATGAGAAAGTCCGGCGAAGTAAGCGCCTGTTCCAGAACATCGTCTGTCATGTATGCACCGTTCTTGCGGAGAGAGGGCAAAACTTCATCAAACACCCAGCGTTCAAAACGCTCTGCTCCAGGCAGCTTGCTGTGCGCGATAAGGCGGTAAACATTGCCTTCCGTGATAAACTTTGCCTGCTGCTCTCTGCCCATGCTGTCTATGAGGGGGTAAATCGCCACCCCATTTTCTTTGCAGTGCTGAATAATCGCTTTCTTCGGGTCTGCATATCCCAAAGCGGCTGCAATATCCTTTCCGCAGAACAGCACTTCGCCGTTCTTCTGAATGGTGCGGATTTCTCCGAATTCCGTGTTGTTAAAAGTTGAAATTTCCATGTAAACCTCCATAAATAGCCTTCCCACCCACCCGACAGTATCAGACTGCCAATAATATTACTTGTGATCGTGCTTGCGGCGCTGCTTGATTATCTGCGCCAGTGAACTAATCATAGTGATGAGATTACCGATGACCGTTCCTACCGAAATGCCAAAACAAGCGGCAAGCATTATGCTTTCAAACTCCGTCATATTACACCTCAAGAAAGAAAATCATCATCGTTGGTTGCGAAATCGTCCTCAGCGCGGGTTCTGCCGCCGAGCGGCTCACCATCGCGAATCTTCTGCAGGTTGTTCAGACCGCAGGCGATACCCTTGTTGCCATTGGAGTTGAATGCGTAAAATGAAATAGACGCTCTGCCGTACACACCGCTGTAAACCTCGCTGCGCTCCAGAATGGGGCTGCAGTTAGCGTCAACAATACCGGGAGCGGTTGCAGAATTAGCGTTGATGAAATAGCTGTTTGCGTACGCTTCATCATCGGGGCGCTCTGTATCGCCGTCACGTAGCGGATTCTTGATTGCGGAAAGCGCAGGAACGGAGCGACCGTTGCCCTTGAGCTTGGACTCGCCCTCCTTGTAAGCCGCTTCGATAGCCACCTTGATCTTCTCTACCGTCTTGGTATCCGACTTCGGAATGATAAGTGATACGCTGAACTTCGGTGCGCCGCCGTTGATAGACTTAGCTTCCCAGACGTTCGCGTAGCTGAACCTTGTGTTGGGTCCTGTGATTACCTTTGATGGATTGATAAACTTTGACATATTATTTGTCCTCCTTGAAATCTTCGTTTGCTGTATAGATCGCCGGACGCTTGTCCGAAATTGATACTAAAGTTGGCTTGCCCTGCGGCTTTTCGATAAGCTCGCCGAGCAATTCGGAAAATCTCTTTTTTCCGAGAAGCGCGGTCATTGCTGTAATACCGAGAACGCTGTGTTCATACGGGTCAAACCCTGCGGACTTGACTGCTTCAACAACTGCGTTTTCATCTGTGTACTTGCGGTTGGAACGTCCCTCGACTACCTTGAAACCATCGTATGTAACACCGCTGAGTGCCTGCCGCAAAGCGTACTCTTTGACATCAGTCACCCAGGATATAAGCTCGTCCGCTTTTGCGAGGATAGCGGCGATTTCGATATCATCAAGAGTTGCAGGCGGTTCAAAATCGTAACGAGCGAGAGCAAGGTTGTATTCTGCGAGTTTTCGGCAGGTCGTTCTGACCTTGCAGAAGCGACAATGTTCACCTGCTTTGAAATCTCCCTTGCCATTTGCGGCAAGTTGCGCTGTCGGAGCGAGAACCTCATTTGCCCAACGGAGCAGTTCTTCCTTGGAAATGATGTATTCGCTGATGTTGTCGCGCCTTGGCTGGAATATAGCCATGCTCACTGCGGATATGTCGTATATTCCGTCAAATAAATCAAGAGCACCGAGGGCATACAACATCATCTGTGGGTTGTTCTCTGAGAGGACTTCCACGCCCTTGCCGTACTTGAAATCTATAACGGAAAGTGTACCGTCAGCCACGATAACACAGTCACCTGTGCCGAACCCCTCCGGAACCCACCGGGAGAAATCCAGTTTCTGTTCGATAAGGACGATGGGGTCATTGCAGGCTACTTTTGCTTTCTCGACCTGCTCATAAACGTATGTAGCGTACTCGACAGCGCAGCGCTCCATCTCCTCGTTGTAATAGGTGAGGTTTTCTGTTGGGTCGGTGGTTTCTCTGCCGAGCAAGGCTTTCAGCCTGTGTTCGCAGAGGGCATGAGCGTCCGTACCCTCCCGGGCATAATCGCTTGATGTATCCGGCAGTTCGGCGCATAGTTTAGCAGACGGCGGGCATTCAAGCCATCGGTAGCTTGATGATGCCGAGAGAATTGCGTGGTTAGTCGGCATTGCCAAGCACCTCCACCTCTGCGAGAACTGCTGCATATTCCTCCGGCTTGATTGCGGAAAGCTTGTCCGCACCGTGCTTTGTGATGATTGACTTTACCTCTGCTGTGAAGCCGGCGCGGGATTTCTCGGCGCAGACGGCTCTTACTTCTTCAAGGGTAAGTTGCTTCTGTGTCTCTGCTGAATCGGTATTATGCTCCTGTACCTTGTCGGCAGAGAAGAGCTCGTACAGCCAATTTGCGGTATCATTCAACAATGATGCAGCATCTCGTAGATCTCTGATGGTCTGTTCCACTTCGTTTATTTTGCTCATAATTTGTCGCTCCTTCCATAGATTTTTTCTGCTGTTCAAGCTGAATCAAGTTTCTTGCCAGGCGCTTTGAAACAACACTGATTGCCGTAAGCACGCCGATAATCTCCTCGTCAGTTGCAGATTCGTTGATTTTGGACTCGTTCATTGAGGTTCCTCCTTTCCGAGGTGATGTGTTGTTTTGCTGTCCTCAATATCCACTGGAGGGATTATGCCAAAGTGGTCCACAGTCAGAAAAATTTTCTCTCCGGCTACAAATCTGCAACCGGAGTGGCAATTGAAAATGTCAGAAATAGTAATCCTTAAGCTTGTCCCGCAGCTCATCACGAATCTTTGCCCAGTGCCGCTTGAAAGTAGAGCGTGCCATACCCAAAATTTCGGTGGACTCCCGTTCGGAATGATACATCATAAGTTCGCAGATGCGTTTTCCTTCCGGGTCAAGACGGTCGAGTTCTTCATATAAGGCTTCGAGCAGTTCCTTCTGAATAATAATTGATTCGAGGGTCGGCGAATCGTCCCTCAAAGTGTCGCCAAGCGTGAGGTCATTATCTTCACCTCCGATAATGGTGTCGAGAGACACTTTTTGACCGGCTGTGTAGAACGGGCAACCTGGGCATACGCCATCGCATTTCCACAGCTGAGCTTTGGTGCAACTACACTCGCCGTTCTTCCGGGCATGATAGCGGGTGTTCCATATGGGTCGGTAATACTCACGATACAGTTCCTCGCTTACCTCTACAAGTTCTCCGTTGACAGGGATAAAATACTTTTTGGCTTCGCTTGACATAAAAAATCCTCCGATTTTCGATTTCTCGAAACGGAGGACTCTAGGTGCTGCCGAAAAATGAGCATAGGAAACCGACCGCAGTCCTAACGGAGTTCTCCGTTTCGGATTGCAGCAAACCCGCTCAAAAGGCAGCTACAGTATTCAGTTGTCCGTCAGATACCGTTGAGCCATCAGTGATCAAGTGATGCGGTGTCTGGCGGTGAGCAGTTTTTCGTCTTGCTCAGGACGATTCGCTTTAGTCGATGTCAGCTTCGATTGCGTACAGTTCGCTGAAGACTTCGGGCAGGTCGCTAGGATTCAAGTCTTCAACGCTATGTGCACCGTAGCGCTCAAACACGGAATTTACGACTGCTGAACCAAGCTGCGATTCAACAGCTGCGGCAGAGTTTTCAATGTTGGTAATCCAATTCCTGTGTTCGCACTTTGTCATATCTGTTCCTTTCCGTCCTTAGGAGCCTTTGGGACAAGAGATTGATTTTTCCACTACCATCGGTAGCATCTTCATTGTACTCTATAAATAGAAGTAAGAAAATTTCACAAGAAAAACCATTATTTTTTTGCATTATAGTAATGGATTTATCTTGATTTAGCGATTATTTTTGTGTATAATAAGAAAAAAGGGCTTCCGAACAGGAACCCTAACGCTATTGAATATAATGGTTTCTATAAAAGAAGAGCCTGCTTTAGATGGCTCTACGGAAAGGAAAATGTCATTATGGACGAAAAAATTTCTGGAATTTCCTTAAAAACAATGTTTAAGCATGACGGATATGGCTGTTTCTGCGCAAAAGATACAGTGAATACTTCACCCGATGCAGCTCCGACTGTTACTCTTAAAGTTTGCCCCGATACAAGTACACAGCTACTGTTCTCCTATGCGGCAAAAGATGGTTTGAATATCACTGGTGTTGCTGGTGGCCTGCACGAGAAAAACATTCTGGGGAAACTGCTCGCCCTTCCCAATGGAGACATAGACAAGCATATCGAGTTTATTGAAAAATATGGTTTCTTATATTCGCTACCGGAAAATGAGTACACGGCCATTGAAGCAAACGACCTCATTGAGATAATCAACAGAATTAAAGCCACCATAAGGCTATACAGTTACATCAACAAAAAAGATTACCGAGGAGTTCTCATCCATGTGGTATATCTGCTTTATACTCCTGTGATTGAACTTCATATAGGTGATAGTGTTTTTTCAACTTGTATTCATCAGTTCAAAAAACTGCTTAACTCCTATAACCTTTTCCCAGATTTGAGCAGGGAGCCGGAGGTGGCTGCAAACGGAACATACTCAGTAGATGATGCGTTCCTCGGAAAGAAAAATGCCATCGATATCAGTTTTTATAATGCTGTGAGAAGCGGCTCCAATACTAATTTGCAGGGAAGCAAAGATCCCTCGTTTAAGAATCTGATGGCAATGTACGTGGGATGTAAGGATGTGGACGAAGAGACCCGCTTCCTTATAGATTTCTTTTATCATCTCCAGACGGAAGTATCTGTCATAAAAGAAGTTCATTTTGGTAGCTTCAAATCATACACGACATTCAACGAGGATGTGCTTGACGATGCTTTCAAGAACGCTCTGCTGAAGATTGCAAGGATTGTCGTGGCAGAGGAAATCAATCACAATATTAGAGGCATCCATCCAAAGTATAACGGCGGCAAGTTGACTGCAACATGGCAGGTCGATACGCTCATAGAAGCTCTTTATTTTTCAATTTTCTATATGAGAAATGGTGAAATGTATAAAGAATGCGAAAATCCAAATTGCAAGAGAGATAGGTTTTTCTTAGTAGAAGCAACAAGAACGAATAAACACTATTGTTGCGAGCAATGCAGAAACGCGGCAGGCGCACAACGATACCGAAATCGTCAGCTATAAAAGGCAAAAAAATAAAGGCTCTACCTCTCTGATTTGAAAGGTAGAGCCTTTATATTCTTTATGTTGCCGGTCTTGAAACGGGATCCCTGTTTTCCACTTTTTCTATGGCTTCTGCAAGTTGTCGTTTCTGCTGATCCGGCATACCGATGTAGTTGTACATCAGAAACCGCGTGTCAATTACGATACCTTGGACACGTTCGTAATTCTTGGGGTTTGGCTTCCAGTCGCCGACCGCTTCGCCAATGTTTCCAATATTATCTGTAATGCGTGGTATAGGATTACCGTCAGCCCCCATTTCAAAGAAGGTGTTATCTTCCCGATTGAACGGCATGATAAACGCATTATAAAGATTTTCGCTCGGCACTCCCTTGGCGCGCTCAATGTACTCTCCGTATGTTATCTGTTTGTTGATGTCTGGGCCGTTCGGAAGATGATCGGGATTGCCAGTATATCCGTATCGGTACAACTTTGCATCAAGCACATACACTTTGCCGTTGTATATCATTATAGAATCCGGCTGAAGTGGAGTTTTTGATTTGTTGGGTCCGTAATCAAGCAGCCACCTGGTGCGAGGAAAATATCGCTCCTTCTCATCAATCCCGAATGCTTTGTCTATCATCTTTTCCCAAATGCGCTCAAAGAAATCCGTACCAAAAAAGTATTGCTTTTCTGAAGACTTCTCGTCTATGTATTTGAGCATAGATACCATTGCCGAAAACAGTTCTTGCTCCACATCGTTGTGAGTGGATGCCAGCTTCTTTTCCAAGATGTATATGGCTTCTCTATTGTTAGGATGCGGACCAGGCTTTTCCGGCATATATGCGACATATAGCCATCCCATTTTATCGAATGCCTCGTACACGCAGTACTGATGAATCTGTGTGATTTTCTTATTGGCATTTGGTGTTACGGAACGCACGGTCATATTTGTAAAAATCAGAGAGCCGTTCTTTTGTACCAATGCCCGTTGTTCCCGGACAGTACGCGGCCATGACGCATTTCCTTTGGTATCTGTCTTAAACTGAGGGTCGGTCTCAATGTAGTAACGGCCCGTCCGCAGAAAATCCCGAATTATCTTGAGGTATGCGTGCATTGGAAAGTCAACCGTTCTCGGTGCAGCAAACTTTGATTCTTCTATCAGCCTGTCTTCCTTCATGAATGCAGCAAGCACATAGAACAGGTTGTTTATATCCGCGCGAAGATCATCGTCATTCGGTGGAAGCTGATAGCCTATAGGAAAATAGATAACAGCATCGTCTGTATCCGCCTTCACACCGACAAAACTGTCTCCTTCGTCGTTCTTGTTGACATGGCAGCGTTCTCTAATATTCTTTTGTAAATCCATAGCCACTGACCCCCTCACTTTCCATTAGGAACATTATTAAGCCTGAGAATCAGGATAGAATGTCGAACGGACAGTCGGCTTGAATATTTTGAAACGATCTCGTCCTGTCGAATACACAAATGTTCGGATAACCTGCTCAAGACTTTCCATATTATCGGTATCAAATAGGGCTTCGGGATTGAACTTAAAGGCATCATCCCACAGGTATTTAATGACCTTCTCCGGGAATTTCCGAATTTTCTTCAGTGCTTCTCGAATATCATAAAGCCTTCCTTTTTGCTCGGGAGTCAGATTACCATTACGTTCAGCTTTCAAAAGGACATTATATTCGCCACGGAGATCATTATCCGGTGAAATAGCTCTATCATCAAATTCAAGATCACTCTCATGAACGAAATATACACCGAGACGCTTATCCTCTGCGGATGCCATCTTCGCTCTGTTTCCAACCACAAGTTTATTGATGGTTGTGCAGAAAGTTTCCCAAGTGACATCAGTATCCAAAATCTTGGCGTTCGCCAAAGAAGGACGAACGTTCTCGAATGTGTTCTCTATTAAGCGCATATTCCATCGTCTCTGAAACGCCGTGTCAAGCGTGAACACATTCTGGTCAGAAGTGTTCATGGTTCCGATAACAGAAAGATTTGATGGGATACGCACCTTATGATTACCATCACCGTAGATAACAGTCGCCATATATCGATTCGTAATTCCATATTCGCTCGTACCGGCAGGATATATTACCTCGTGATCTCTCTTTGGCTCTAACGATCTGTCCAGCAACTGAAATACTTCTCCGAAAATTGCAGGCGCATTTCCGCGGTTAATTTCTTCAATAATCAGGATGTATTCTTGAGTGGGGTTTTTGTATGCTTCGCGCATAATTGTCGTAAACGGACCTGGCGTGAACTTATATGTCACAAGGCCTTCATCGTCAACATCCGGTAAAATCTGTCCCACAAAATCAGAGTAGGTGTAGTCTGGATGGAAGACCAGTCGTTCTACATGGCTATCGACTTTGCAATATTCATGCTCGATTGTCCAGCTCTTTCCAGAACCCGGAACGCCGTATAAGAGAATATTGGTGCCACAATTGATACGGGACTCTTCCAAATCATCAAGAGCAACCCCTTCGGTATCGGTCTCTAAATTCTCAAGACCAACTACCTTTGTTGCATTCAAGCGGAGTAACGTATCAACACGCTTTTGGTAATCATCAAGTTTCTCGCTGTTCGGAGCAGCAGTAGTAACTGTACCATTTGAATATTGAAGATATGGATTCATCCCTTCAGACAAGAGCGACTTTAGGATGCGGAGAGGTCCCTTAGCCTCCTTGTCGCCGTTTACATCTACCGCATCTGCGGTTTCCAACAGTTTCATGTATATGCTGTTTTGATTAAAGATAACATCCCTATCGCCATCTGATAGTTTAAATACTGCGCCTTCCGAAAGGGCAGCTAAAAGGTAGATCAACGTTCTCTCACATTCTGGATCAATGCTGATATTAAATCCAGTCCATGCCAAGAGAACACGAAGAAACGCACTTTCATTTTCTTTTATCACGCAATGAATAATATCAATGTTAGCAGAATAGGTGAGTTTCTTTGGAAAACGAACTCCGCCAGTTCTTTCTGCGCTTGCCGCTTTTTTAGCATCAACGAAGTTGACTTTTGCAAGCTTCCACACCAATTCAAAGGCCACTATCAAAGCTTCCATCTGTGACTTGAAAAGCTGGTTTTGATTAAGTCCGTTAATCAGATTATCCAGGGATATGTTTTCTTCCTCGCAGATATCTGCCAGATAATCAATTACCCACTGCTCAAGTTGATTGGTCATTACAGTCTCGTCACCGTTCTGTTCCGAATAAATCAGTTCAGCAGGATGATCCGAACACTCCCAAAGCAATATCGCCAAGGCAAGAGTGCTTTTGACGTGCGGAAGGGATGACTTAATTCCCAGCTTCAAATCCATCTCATCATATGCGAGAATGTTATCAGGTCTGTTCATTGCTTGAGTCCTCCTTTATGTCTTTCATTATTACTTCAGCAATCGCACCTGCTAACAATGGAGGAACCGCATTGCCTACCTGTTTCATTTGCGACCCTTTATTTCCGATAAACTGAAAGCTGTCAGGAAACGATTGTATTCTTGCCGCTTCTCTTACCGTTATAGCGCGGTTAAGGAACGGATGCGTGAACTTGCCAGAGGATGGAGTATCAAATCTCGTAGTAATTGTAACGGAAATCTCATTCTTTCGCATACGCGTCCATGTCCCGCTATAAATGGATTTTGTTAAATGTTCTTCTGGAAGGACTTCTTTTCCAGCGTTAGGTGGAATCATTGCTAAGCGCTCCAACGCCAGTGGCGAATGCTTTGTAGCCACATGATTGTGAAGCATTGTGCTTCCCGCTCGAAGTTTTTTTTGATATTCGCTTTGTGGCTCATTGCGATAGCTCTGGGTTTCTTCGCCTTCTCCAGAATTCAAAAATGCCAAATCACTTATAGCATCCCAAATCGTTACGCTGGTGTTTTTGGTCAAAGGTAAGTCTGGAGCTTCACCGCCGCATTTACCTATTATAACAGCCCTCCGTCTGTTTTGCGGCACACCATAATCCGATGCGTTTAGAACTCCCATTTTCAATTGATAACCCATTGAATTGAACAGTTCTTCAATTTCTTTTCGGAAGTAGCCACCTTCAGCTGTCAGCAGATTAGGAACATTCTCCATCACAAAGTAGCGTGGTCGTACAAGTTCCACTACCTTTACATAATATTTAAATAGAAAATTTCGCTCGTCATGAATAGTTTTTCTCTGTCCTTTTTGAGAGAACCCCTGGCATGGAGGTCCTCCAATTATCACATCAACTTTCCCTGCATAAGCAGAAAAAATCTTCTGCAAATCAAGCGATGTGATATCGCCACAGATCATTTTTGTTCTTTTATGGTTTTCCCTATATGCTGCTGCTATTGAGGGATCATACTCATTCGCAAGAACCACATCAAAGCCGCTGTTCTCAAATCCAAGAGACAATCCTCCAACCCCAGCAAACAAGTCTATTACCTTTGGCTTCATCGTCACGCCTCCCGAATTCTTTCCTGAGCAATTCTAAAATACTCCTCGTCCAGTTCAATTCCTATAAAATCACGGTCGGTTCTTTTAGCGACCACTCCAGTAGTACCACTTCCCATAAATGGATCAAGGACAGTATCCTTCGGATTTGAGAGTATCTCAATAAAGTGCTGAATAAGACCCTCTGGCTTTTGCGTGGGATGTTTTCCGTACTTTCTTTCTCCATTGGGTGTTACTGAAGTTTCGATAAAGTCGTGGAACATAGCACCACCGTTATTAAATGTGCCTGTTCTTTTTTTGTATGTAAAGTAAATCCAGGCTTCCGTGGAATTTACAAAGTGCAAATTCATATTTCTTGGCATCGGATTAGTTTTGTGCCATATTCCTGTAGTTTTGTAATAAAAGCCGTGTTTCTCCGCAAGCTGTATTATAGTTTCAACCTTGATGATTGCCATGAACATAATCATACCACCGCCCTTTTTCATTACACGGGCAGATGCTTTGAAAAAGTCATCCATGGATTTTGACCACTCGTTGAACTCCATGTCATCCCATCCAGCGGATCCGAAAAAGTTGTCCCTCATCTTCTTAAGGTTTGTGTCTCTTTTTTTCATAAAATTACCAAGATTATACGGCGGATCTGTGACAATCAGATCGATAGATTCCGCGTCAATTTGCTGCATTGCAGCTATACAGTCCTGATTATATAATGTTGTCTCAGCCATTTTAAACAGCCCTTTCCATTGCAGAATTTAATTCGTGGCGCTTTTCCCACTGTTCACCCATGCATCCAATTCAGAGCGTTTAAACTTCCATAAGCGCCCAATCTGATGTGCTGGAAGGTCTGCTTTTTGCTTTATCCACTTTCGTAGAGTTACAGGCTTGATGTTCAAATATTCAGCTGCCGCTTCAAGACTGATGTAATTGTCATCTGCTTTTTTATCCAT